GCAGACACCATTGAGGCCATGGCTCTTGCTATAGTCAAAACCCGGTCTCTCAAATCTGCTCTCCCCCCCCACCCCGCTTACGATTCTTTGCTTGAATTCACCCAGCACACCTTTCCAGCCTATCGGGCCGAGCCAGTCCATAGGCTCATTGCGGCTACCCTGGACAGAGCGGTATCTGGTGAGTTAAAGCGTCTGATGATTTTTGCCCCACCGCAGCACGGGAAGAGCGAGCTGGTCTCCGTACGCCTCCCCCCGTATTGGCTAGGCCACCACCCTAACAGCCCCGTCATTCTTACCAGTTATGGGGCATCCCTGGCGGAGAACAAGTCCCGCCAAGCGCGGCGGGTCGTGGAGAGCGAGGAGTTCAAAGTCTTGTTCGGCAAGACCACCAGCCAGGAGTCTAGGGCCGTCAGCCACTGGGAACTAGAGGGGCACAGAGGGGGGCTGCTGGCCGCCGGCGTCGGCGGGCCAATCATAGGACATGGGGCCATGCTGGGACTCATCGACGATCCCGTCGAGAACTGGGAACAGGCACAGTCCGTTACCTATCGAGAACGGACATGGGAGTGGTGGCGCTCCACCTTCCGGCCTCGGATTTGGGAGGACGGCATAATAGTACTGATCATGTCTCGATGGCACGAAGATGACCTGGCGGGGCGCATCCTCAAGGAGCAGAGGGATGATTGGGAGGTGCTGCGCCTGCCCGCCTTGGCCGAGTCTCAAGAAGCACGCGACTTCTGCAACGCCAGGCTGGGGCTGGCTTTAGGTCTTTCCGACCCGCTTGGCCGCCAGGAGGGAGAGGCGTTGGCTCCGCTGCGTTTCTCCAGGAATACATTGCTTCAGATTCAGAGAGATGTTGGCTCGGTGGTTTGGGGGGCGGAGTATCAGGGGTTCCCCACCGCGGCTGCGGGCAACCGTTTTAAGCGAGCGTGGTTCCAAATAAGTGAAGTCCCCGGATGGCCAGTTGAGGTGGTGCGTTACTGGGATAAGGCAGGCACCGCTAGCTCTGGAGCTTGGACTTGTGGTGTGCTGATGGCACGTTATCCCTCTGGTAACTGCCGAGTAGAGGACGTGGTGCGGGGGCAGTGGTCGTCCCTAGAGCGGGAGATCGTCATCAAGCAAACCGCAATCATGGATGCTGCCCGCTATCGACGCTTGGCCATCTGGGTAGAGCAGGAGCCTGGGTCTGGAGGCAAGGAGTCGGCTGAATCAACAGTTCTCAATCTGGCGGGCTACAACATCAGGGCTGACCGGCCCACTGGAGCTAAGGAGGTGCGGGCCGAGCCGTTTGCAGCTCAGTGCGAGGCTGGTAATGTGTGGCTGGCAGGTGGGGCCTGGAATCAATCCTACATTGATGAGTTGATTTCTTTTCCTCACAGTGTTTATAAAGATCAGGTTGATGCCTCATCGGGTGCTTTTAATAAGTTGACCCATGTGACCGTCCGTGGCGATGGCCATGATCCAGTGGTTCCTAAGCCAAATAATTATCCTATCCTGGCCGCTCGTCAGGATCGCAGATCAATCCTGGTGGGAAGAGGGCGGTAATGCCAGAGAAACTGGTTCGGCGTGATCTTGTGGTGGAACGAGGTTACTCTGGTCTTAGGATCACCACAGGTCGGGTTTGGGAGGAGTTTGACAGGGCTTTAAGGGGTCAGCAGGGAGTAAGACTTTACGAGGAGATGCGACGCAATGATCCCGTGTTAGGTGCGGTGAATAATGCTATCGACTTGGTGCTTCGTGGTGTCAAGTGGCGGGCTCAGGCAGCTTCAGAGGAGGTGCAGGCGCAAGAGGAAGCTGTTTTCCTGGATAGCTGTATGGGCGACATGTCTCACTCCTGGAATGACTTACTTTCTGAGGTGCTGTCGTTCATTCCTTTTGGCTGGGCCTACTTTGAAGTGGTATACAAAGAGCGCAAAGGGGAAGCAGCAGACCCCCCTTCAGCCTACGATGATGGTCGCATTGTTTGGCGCAAGGTTGTGCTTCGAGGACAGGAGAGCTTAGACCGCTGGGATATGGATGAGCATGGCGGCATCAGGGCCATGATTCAGCGCCCCGATTTCTATGGAGGAGGGATTCGGGTCTCTACCCCAATCCCCATTGAAAAGGCCGTGCTCTTCCGGACCAAGCGGGAAAAAAACAATCCGGAAGGCCAATCCTTCTATCGCAATGCTGTTCGTCCCTACACCCTGAAGAAGGGCTTGGAGGACATTGAGTCTATCGGCTACGAGCGGGATTTGACTGGCATTCCTGTGGTATACCTCCCAATCGGGGCAAATGATACTGATTTTGGGAAAGCACAAGACTTGGTGGAGCGTGTTCACGTCGATGATCAGGCAGGATTGGTCTTTGAGCAGTTAGGAGCTGAGGATCATCAGAACTGGCGCTTTGAGTTGATTTCAGCACCGGGTGGCTCCAAAGCGTCGGATTTGAATACGGCCATCCAGCGGGTGTCTGGCGAAATCTCCATGGTCTTCTTGGCTCAGTTCCTCCGGCTTGGGCAGCAGAGGGTGGGTTCCTACGCTTTGGCCAAAGAGCATAAAGACCTGTTTCATCTGGCTTTATCGTCTATCCTTGACAATATCGAGGAGACGATGGAGCGTTTCTTGCTTCCACCCCTGATGAGGCTTAATGGCGTTCCGAGACGGTTTTGGCCATCCCTGATTCACGATCCCATCGCCGAGGCTGACATTCAAGGGCTTGCCAGCTTTGTAGGGACGCTTTCCCAGGCCGGAATGATAACCTACTCCCGGGAGTTGGAGAACTCGCTGCGTCGCCAGGCTGATCTGCCGGAATTGGTGGAAGCTGAGGCGGCAGGAAGTGAGGCGTTGCGCTGGGCTAAGGAATATATGGAGCAGGAGAGAGTATGACCGGCGAACCCTGGCAGCCCAACGTCGCGCAGCGGCCCACATCCGAGGCCGAGATGCGTCGTGTCGGAGCTAAGCTAGAGCAGGCGGTCAAAAGGGGCTTCAAACCGTTGCTGGACTTCGTGTTGCGGAACTGGGAACGGGAGCTACCTTTGTCGGCAGTAGCAGCATCGGGGGACTTCAGCGGGCTGCCCCAGGCGTTGCGCTTCGCCATCCGGAAAGATGAGTGGGGACGCTTCAGCCCAGAATTGGCTCGACAGATGGCCTCCTCCTTGGCTATAGCCCTGGGAATGGGAGCGGAAGCTGCCCGTGGTGATCTGCCAGGCATTACCGTGGACTGGTCGTTGCAGAACCCGGAGGCCATCAAGTGGATAGAGGGGTGGTCGCTGGACTTAGCGAACGGGTTGGTCGAAACTACAAAGGAGCGGACGCGAGAAGTCCTGGCGGCAGGCTTGAAGCTGGGAGAGTCCCGTGATGAGTTGGCCGAACGGGTTGGGGCGGTCGTGGAAGATCTTCCCGAGTGGCGCTCCCGTCTTATTGCTCAAACTGAGGTGATTCGGGCATACAGCCAGGGTAGCCAGCAACTCTACCGTGCTTCCGGTGTGGTGGAGAAAACACAGTGGCTTGGGGATCAGTCGGGAGCATGTGAATTGTGTCAAGCCTTAGACAGGCAGGAGGTGGGCTTGGGGGAACTGTTCGAGGGCGGAGTGGATGGGCCTCCACTGCATCCAGGGTGTAGGTGCGCGCTTAGAGGAATTGTACCAAAGGAGCTTCCAATCCGAGAAAAGCTTCCACTGGCCCCAGAGAAGCCTCCAGCCCCGAGGAAGCCTCGAGCCCCAAAGGAGCCTCCAGCCCCAATAATGGATGATGAGGCGAGAGAATTATATGAACAACTTCCTCTGGAGATACGATTAGCGGCCCAGAAAGCGGGTCTCGGTATGATTCATGTTATAGATCGGCAGGCTATGAATTTGGTGACTGGTCGTCTCCTGCCGGATAGGCTTGTGGTGGGTGTTCATGGTGAAGGAGTTATCAATCTCCTTCGCCCAGCAACGGGTGAAGGGGTTATGCTTGACACATTGCGACATGAGGTGGCTCACGCTCTTGATTTCCGGGAAGGGGGTAAGCACACCATTAGTGAAAGTCAAGGGTGGATGAAGGCTGCAGGTTGGAGTAAAATCAAAGACGGGAAATTCAGCTTGGCGGTTACCTCTTCCAATCAGCCCGTATCAGATTATGCCAGGATGGCTCCTTGGGAAGACTTCGCCGAGACTTTTGGTGTCATGATTAGTGGGAGGAGGGGAGATGTGCGTGCTCTGCGTTTGGGCTCGCCATCACGCTATAATTTCACGAAGAACTTCATGGAGGAGAAACTTGGCCTTAGAGTGGATTAAAACCGAAACACAGTTGGCCGAGGAGTCGGTGGCTCACAACGAGGAGACGGGATGGTATTTCCACTCCAGTGGGCTTATCGTACGTTGGAGACCCATAACAAAAGAAGTTATTGTTGTGGGAAATTGGGATCCGCCGTTGAGATGAATATTTCCATCACTGGTCTTGACGAACTTCGCAAGCGTATTGACCCTGCCTGGTTCCAGGCTGTTCTGGAGCGGGGTCTCAAAGCTGCGGTCATACACCTGGAAGGCAAGGTCAAGGAACGCACCCCAGTCCGCACAGGGCGGTTGCGGGCCAGCATTACTCATGGGGGCAAAGGACTGCGTTACACTGTTGGTACCGATGTTAAATACGCTCGGTTCGTGGAGGAAGGAACCAAGCCCCATGTTATCAGGCCCCGCACCAAGAAGGCGTTGGCTTGGTCGGGTGGAGGAAGGACTGCTGCGGGGCTAGGTCGAGGCCCACAGGGGACAAAGAAGCGAGGAGGACAGTTGATTGTGCGGAAGCGTGTCAACCACCCAGGCACCAAGGGAACTCAGATGTTCGAGCGAGCGGGACAGGAGAGTTTCGCGGACTTGACACGAATCGTGCAAAACCAGGTAGCTAGGGCATTGGAGAGATAGGCCGATGGTTGCGGCTCCGGCCAGCAACAAGTCCCTTGAGAACAAGGGATAGTCGCCGCCTTGCTTTTTATTTCTGAATGGCGCATAATTAGAATAGCTGAGAAATACAGCCACGTAGTTATTGCTGTAATTCCTTGGTGGCTCATGCCTTTTTGGTTGGCTCTGGAAGGTAATCACCTTTAGTGGCTCTGTAGGATGCTCTGACAGCATTGTAGCGGCAATCTCAACTCTCACCTAGGGAGGCAAGGATGGCAACCGTAGAATACCTGGCCAAGATGCGGGAACTGCTTCAGGACGCGGGGCACTTTACTGACGAGGAAATCGCCGACATCATTAAAGTGGCCCGGTCTCACGCTGGGGGGATGGCGTCGGGGCGCGCTCGAAGAGGCGAAGGTGATACGCCTCCAATGGAGCCAGACATGGGGGGGATGATGGGCAAACTCATGGACATGATGAAGTCCATGATGGCCAAGTTGGGTGGGCAGCCTCAGGGGGCTGATGAGCCGTCAGTTTCAGGAACCGAATGGCTGGCTGTTGCTGGCGACGGCAAGCGGTTCTCAGAACTGCCCTTCACCTTCATGGCCCCTCCCGCTACCATTCAAGTGCTCCCCAAACCAGGGACCTACTCCCATCCTAAGTATGGGGACATCGACATCACTGCTGATGACCTCCGGGAGTTCGTCTCCAACTTCAAGGAAGGCGTCTACGGTCAGGGGGTGCCCATCCAGATTGATTTCGAACACAGCGACGGTGATTTTGCCAAGCGTGGGGCGGTGGGCTATGTCAAATTCCTGAAGCCGATAGAGAACTATAAGGGTGGGGTCTCTGCTGAGGTGGAGTGGACAGAACGGGGTCGAGAAGCCTTGGAAGAGGACGCTTACAAATGCTTCTCCCCAGAGTGGTATGAGGAGTGGAAGCACCCCAGCACCGGCAAAATATACCACAACGTCCTCATCGGTGGGGCACTCACTATGCGACCCTTCTTCAAAGAGGACGCCATGAAACCCCTGGCTGCTTCTGAGGGGCCGTCTGGTCTGCGGGTCTATTTGCGCCAAGCCTTCGTCGTCGAGACAGATGAATCGGTTCAACCCCCCTTGAGGTTTGTGTGGGAAGAGACGGAGAATCAGATACGCCATCGTATTCGTGACCCTGAGGACTTCAAACCAGACTCTTTTCGTACGCTGCCGATGCAGGGTGTGCAAGGGATTCAAGTGATAATGGGGCGGCTCAAAGATGAGACCACCATGACGGTGCAAGCACTCCGTTTCGACAAAGATGACTGGACGGCGGCTGAGGCCAAAAAGTGGGTAGCCGATCACCCAAAGTTGGGTAGTATGCCCGACGTAGATGACGTCCATGTTCCGGGTTTAGTGAAAATCAATAGAGGAGGTAAGGCCGTGGAAATCGAGCTGACAGAGGAGCAGCGTCAGGCCCTGGCCGAAGGCAAGGACTTGATGCTGACCGAAGACCAACTTGTGGCACTTGAGCCCAGGGAGGGCTCGGAACGAATCGCTGCCACAGAGGAGAAGTTGCGCCAGGCCACGGAGCGCCTGGGGGCGATGGAGAGGGAACGGGATATCGAGCGCAAGGAATTCCGGACACGCCGTTTCACTGAGATCGTCCAGGGGCGGGCTCAGGGCACGTCCTTCGACGGGCCAGCCTTCGTGGGAGACGTGGCTAAGCACGTGGGCACTTTGGAAGTTCTGGCTGATGCCAAGGGGGAGGATTCCGATCCCTTCAAGGACTACGTGCAGATGCAGCAGGCTCATGCCGAGCAGATTCGGGCCTCGGCCTTATTTGCCGAGGCAGGATATCCTGGCGGCAACTCTGGGGGGTCGGCCGAAGAAGAGGTGACCCGCAAGGCTCAGGCCAAGGGTGACGACTTTGCCGTGGCCGTTCAAGCCGTGCTCAAGGAAGACCCTTTCCTGGCGCGGCGCTACAGCGAAGAGCGCAACGTGCGCGCTCGAATGTAGGAGGAGGTGAATAATGGCTGTCACTCAAGAGGGAATTGACATCACGCTGCCAGCAGCCGCCGACCTGTCGGCGAAGCAGTTCTATGCCATGATCGTGGACACCACGGGCCGTGCCACCACGTCCGGCGCTCTTGGTAAGGTCATCGGCATTCTGCAGAACAAGCCCGCTGCGGCGGGACGGGCTGCCCAAATTCGCATCGTTGGTATCTCGAAGCTTGTCGGGGGCGCCGCGCTTGCCGAGCAGGACTATGTAGCGTCCAACGCCCAGGGATTCGGCACTGCCGCGGCCAGTCTCAACGACGAGGTGTTCGCTCAGGTGCTGAC